GAAATTTTAGATGCTGTAAAATTTCCATCTGGTCTAAGAATCCAATAACTAAAACCATAATTTACAGTTTTAGATTCTTCAGTCTTAGATATATTCTTATTGAAGTACCATTCTTGATTAGGAGAATCTAAGATGCTCTCTATCTCATCAGCATATGATGGGGACAAAAAGTCATCAATTATCTTCATGGTTCAAGAGCAATATAATATACAAGATCAAGAGTAGAATGTCGCCACTCGGTAATCAATTTACTGGAGATCTTTACATTGTAATCACCAGGAAATAGTTTCAGGTTCTCAACTTTCAGGAACAGTTCGTAGGCACCAGTAGAAGTACCTTGAATCTCCTGAGTGTAAGCATTGGCAGTGTCGTTCTCTTTGTCACACAGGTTCAGACTGATAGTGCCGTCTTCAGTAGAGACAAAGGAAAGGTCTGGGAGACTGTAGACACCTGATGCTTTCTGGAGTTGAACAAGATCCTCGGATGACAGGGAGAACTCCATGTCAGCACCAGGGAACTTGACATCACGATCAGGAGCAGACTTCAGGGTGATCTCAGGATCGGAGAAGTAATACTTAGCAGAGCGACGACCACCACGAATAGTGACATACTCATCGTTATCAAAGTTGAGACCAGGATCTTGAAACAAACTAAGACCCATAAGGAACTGACCGAGATCATAGATACCACAGGTCTTAGGGAACATCTCTGGAGATGTGTACTGGGCAATCATGTTCTCACCGACACTGATTGTCTTCAACACATTACCCTCACGGATCATGATCGATCCATTGATTGTCGAGAAGTTCTTCAGGACAGATGTAGTTTGGGGCGTAAGTGATAGTTGACTCATCGATTAGGGTACTCCTCAGTAACGTTAGTTTTATCGGAAAAATGTAGTAGAAGCAAAGCGTAGTGTAGGATTTTAATAATGTCTCTACGAGCAGTGCCTTTCTTATCATAGCGTGAAGCATACTTTAGGATGTTGCTACGACAGAATGCCTCAGCGTCTCCACATGCTTCGATCAAGTCTAACGTTTGAATACTGTCATTGCCAGCAGAGTAATGTTGATTGTATGTTCCAGAGATGTAATCACGTAACTCATTCAAGAGTTTTTCTTCATCATATTTAAAACTCATATTATTCGGAAAAGATAGTCTCCAATTGATCATGATAGCACTCAATCACTTTACCGTCAACTGTTTGAACATAAAGTTTGAGTCCTTCACCATCAAGGATTTTTACTGTTTGCCCATCTTTAAGACGGGCAATGTTACCACGGTAACCATGAAACTCATTCGTCATCGGTAGTTTCCTCCACGTTGTCGTCGATTTTTTCATAGAGAGAAAGGAATGATTCTTTAGTCTCATCATCAAAACGATTGACACAAGACTCAATTGCTTTCATTCGTTTGCCAAAGATTTTAAAAGCGTTGATAATGTGTACGAGACGACGGGTGCTGATGATCTCATCAATGCCACCATCGTTAAAGGTCTTACGAATGATGTCTGCCCAATCAACCAGACGGGTTACAAACTCATCATCATCACACATTTTGCCGAGGATCTTTGCCTCAATAGCAGGGGTAGGATACTCCTGCTCGAAGGTCAAGGCGAAACGCTCAAGGAATGCTTCGTTCAACACGTTGGTGCCGATGAAGCGACCATCATCAGATCCCTTACCCTTGGTGTTAGCGGTAGCAACAACAGTGAAACCAGGAGCAGGATTAACATAGCGACCAGTCTTCTTCAGGAAGACACCCTTACCTTCAAGAATAGATTGAAGACACAGGATCTTGTTAGATGCCAGGTCAACTTCATCTAGAAGCAGCACAGCGCCCCTCCCCAGAGCTTCAATGACTGGACCATTGTGCCAAACAGTATTCCCGTCAACCAGACGGAAACCACCAACAAGATCATCTTCGTCGGTTTCAATGGTGATGTTTACACGAATCAACTCCTTATTTAGGAGAGCACATGCTTGTTCAACAGAGAATGTTTTACCGTTACCAGACATACCCGTGATGAACACAGGGTAGAAGATACCAGAATTAAGGATCTTTTTAAGATCACTGAAGTTACCGAACGGAACAAAACCAGAATCTTTCTGAGGAACAAGACTACGAACATCTTGTTCAACGATCTCTTCCAGTTGCTCACGTGCTTCTTCGATGGTCAGGTTCCACTTGCCACGACCAGTCTTGTAGGGTTCCATACGGTTACAGATAGTGGCATAAGAATAACCCATGTGCTCAGCACCTGCCCTGATAGCAGAGGTGCCGACTTCAGTACCATAGTTGTTCTCGATGTAGGAGAACAGTTGAATCATATCGACTTGAGCGGGACGGGGCATTGTGCTTTGTTTGTTGATGAATTTAGTATAGGGCAGACTCGGGCAGAGTCAGGGGAAGAGTGGACGGTTTAAGAAATGACTGAGGCGAAAGAAGAAAGAATCTTTTTGTTGGTGGTCTTTGCCTTGAGCATGGAACGGAAAGACTTACTAATTGCTGTCTTCTTAGCACCTTGTTCAACATCAAACTCAATATCAGATGACAATGTAGTTTGACCCAGAACATAAAGAGAATCATATCCCAGACCATGGAGTTCCCAAGACTTGATCTTCCTCCATTTTTTCATGACAGCATCGTGATCATGGTTCCACCCATGGATTCCTTTGTACAGATTACTGAAGTCACCACCGTTGCCGATACGGAACCCGATGAAGTTGACGTTAGTGAAAGTCTCTTTCAAATTTTCTAGAAGGATAGTAGTGAGACTATTCTTTTGTTCCCATTCAAAGTGACGATAAGTTCTACCCAACTTACGATCACGAAGACAGCAGTTAGCTTGAACACTACGAGACCCAATGTAATCAGAAAGGTCTACATCGTAACTAAGATTGTTTCCTTCACCATCAGTAAGAATACAAACATTAATCTTTTGAACGTCACTCTCACGTTGGAACTTAGGGATAAGAGTCTTCAATGTAATGAGACTCTCATTCAAAGGTGTGCCTGAGAGGTCAAGACCCATGGGGTTGTGGTAGTAGTTAGGGTAGTTAGTGTAATAGTTAGCAAGACGATAGAGGTTACGTACACTAGTATCAAAACTTTTGCTGTTACAGCGAGATGTAATCAGATTCAAAAGAGAGAATCGTTTGTGAACAGAAAGAGTGTTGTGCTTACGTTCGTAAGGATGATCCTGCTCACCATATTCATTACCTTCAAGAAGACCTTGATGCCACTCATAAGTGAAAGCATATACCTCAAAAGGAATCTGAACCTTACGGCAGAACCAGCAGAGGTTGAGCAGTTGCTTGACAGTATCCATGAGCACGGTGCCCATCGATCCAGACCAGTCAAGGATAAAGATCATACCATGGTTTTTACCATCAGGCATGACAGACACACGTCTGAACACATCATCATTGTATTTGTATGTATGAAGTTTACTAGTGTCAAGAACACCAGTTTTAGATTGACTTGCCCTAGCATAAGCATCGGCAGACTTCTTACATTCAAATTCTTTTACAAGATAGTTCACTTCCTTTTGAGAAGATTTCTTGAACTCATTAAACCGTTGATCGACATTTTCAAACACATTACCCCAATGCTCTAAACGAGTAGAAGCAAGGTCATCCCAGTAAGTATTGATGTACTTTTGAAGATCTTCATAACCAGCAATGATTTTAGAAAGATCTACTTCAGGAGTTTCTAGATATACAGGTTCAGGAGAATAATGACGATCATCATTCAACTCTTCTGCTGCCTCATCAAACGCTTTCTGAGTGTGAGATTCATAGTCTTCACCACCCTGCTTACTTTCGATAAGAGAGTCGTTATCGGACTCAGTAGTTTTATTGTCGTTAGCGTCGTCGCTGGAATCATTGCCTTGTTCTTCAGTGCCTTCAGATTGAGTTTCAGATGTAGCATCAGCAGAGGTTTCTTGCTGACCTTCATCAGAAGATTGTGGAAGATCAGCAGGAGGTTGCTGCTTCTTCATGTCAAGAAAGTCCTTGAGTTCATGACACAAATCAATAACATCTTGGAACGTTTCTACTACCATCACTTTATCAACAAACACTTGTTCTTGTTTGTCAAAAGGGATACGAGAATAAGCACCAATTTTGAAATGAAGATTGATACGGTCAATCAAATTAAAGGTGTTGAGATCATTCCCAGCAATATCAAAGAAGTCTTGATCGTTTAGTTCTTGATAACCATTGTAGAAATCTTTGTTGAGACCAGCGTATTTACGCTTCATTAATTTCTCAATACGAGCATCTTCTACAACATTAATAAAGTCTTTAGGAACATCAAAGTCCCACACGTCAGCAGGTGTGAACAAAGCATGTCCTACTTCATGTCCCACCAGCAAGTCATAGACTACCTTAGATGCCTTGTCCCAAAGAGGGAGAGTCAGTACACGACGAAGCACATCGAAGGAAGCAGTGGAGACCTTACGGTGTTCAACCACAAGGTTCTCAGTAGCAAGCAAGCGGGCAAGATTACCACGGATCTCTTGGTTGAACATAGGTGTCTCTGTTTGTCTCCACATACTATAAAACCCCTAGCGGGTGCCAGAGGTTTCCAGTAGACAGTTTGTCAGTTGGTTTTAGGTGGTGCTTTAGGTGGGGTTGCCTTTGGTTTACCATGAAGCTTTGCTAATGCTGCTTGGAGTTCAGGAGTATCCTCATACTCCCATGTGTCACCAGATTTTACTACGAGAGTTTTCTTAGTCATATGTCTCCTATTTATTAATCGGTTTCCGTTTGGGACTCAGCAGATACGCTAAAGTTTTTAACTTTTTCAAAGGTAACTGTCCTATCAAATTTACCTTCCAGACTCTCCTTGTGACTGATAACAAACACATTCGTGTTCTCATCAAAGTTACGTAAGATCCATCCTAACTCACTTGTACCATTTTGGTCAAGAGAACCGTCAAAGATCTCATCCAAGATCAGGAGGTTAGTATCCACAGAATTCTTAAGCTTAGCGATAGAACGCCAAGTAAGCAGCAGAGCAAGATCAATACGAGATTTCTCTCCCTCACTGAAAGATTCGTAAGAGAAAATGTCTCTGTATCTAGATTTAATAGTTTCCTCAAAATTTTCATCGAGAGTAAAGTTAACGTAAAAATCCATCCGCCTGAGATAATCAGTGATTATCTTGTTCATGACAGGTAGGTATCTTTTGATAATTCTACTCTTAATTCCGTTGTCTTTCAGCAATTGAGAGGCAACAGTTAATGTATCTTTATCTTTTTTAGATGAGAGGAAGACATCTTTAGTTTTTTTCTTCTCACCCACAAGGGAAGATAGTTTCTCAAACTCTGCTTTCTTACTGCTAGTAGGAGCACTAAGTTCTTCAATCTCCATTTCACGATCATTGACCTGCTGGTCAAGAGATGAAATTTCATAATTGAGCTGATTGATAATAGAATTAGTCTCAACAATCTGTTCAGACAATTCCATAAACTTAGACTCACGTTTCTCTTCTTGCTGGATTGACTTCTCAAGATCACCAAAGCCTTTTTCTAAGGTCAGTAATTCTTTGTCACCCTCATCGATCTTCTGATCTCGGAAGTCCTGTCCAATCTCCTGTGTACATGTAGGACACACATGATTGTTGATAAAGAACTCAGTCTCTTTCTTACAAGTGTTAATCTTTTGTTGGATCTTCACACGAAAGGTATTAAGTTGCTTAAGTTTTTTCTTATTGTCAGCAAGAGTTTTTAACTCAGTGTTGTAGTCGGTAAGAACTACAGTTTGATCAGCAACGTTTTTCAACGCTGTAGATTTATCCACCTTCAAAGTTTCAATGATTGATCGTTTCTTTTCAATCTCAGACTTTGTTTTCTTTTCCAGTTCAAACATAAAGTTCTTTTGGAGTTCAATCTTGTCACTAACAATCTT